TTCTCCTATGCCACTTGTTGATCGATCTTCCAAGCGTTACGCCATGTTCGATGTTGAGGTAACTGCTCTTTCTTTACTACAAACAAACGCTTATGATTGGCTTGTTCATAATCTCTCCACACCCTCTCAGGTATATCTTTCATAATCAAGTATTCTATCGCTTCACTTTCTGTCATTGGTTTCACAGGCTCAGTGTTATGCAACAGATATCCTCTTGTATGCTTTACAAAGTCAGGCTTTGCTTCGTCCTTCTTGAGTTCCCAATAAACCCACACTGGAGGTAGTATCCCACCATTCAATGCACAAGCCATCCAATTAGGGTCTGGGTGTGTAACCTTTGCAGGTTCATCTAGGTTGTCAGGGTCTTCCCATACAATGCAGAACTCACTTCTAAATGGCTCTAGGTTTTGCTTTGCCCAACCTAGTCTATCCCATAAATGTGTTCCTTTAAATTCTGGTGTCATGCTAAATCTCCGTGTACTATGCCACTCTTAGTAGCACTGTCTTCTGCACTACCTCCGTTATTTATACTCATTAACTCAAAATTACCTGTTGTTTTCTGGTCGCTATTGTCAACAGTTCCGTCTGACCTAGAGGATGCTCCTACTGCAAAGTCATCATTGTTCATGTTATTATTAATTGCTACTTGAGTTCTGCCTGTAGCCGTGTCTGTCAAACCTGAAACATTAAAACTATCCTTTGCCACAGTAGTTGTTGTTCCTGTAATATTTACCCATGCTTTGGCAATACCCTCTTGCACATTCGTAGTGGTAATATTCCCTGCACCTGCAACAATAGTGATGCTGTTCTTTGCGTCCATTCCCTCTAGGGCATTTGTTCTTAGTGTACTCATGCCAAGTCTCCGTGTGTTATGCAATAGTTACCATCATGGTCATAATTTCCTGCATCAGCACCAGAACTAGAACCAAAATAACTCATCCAGTTTATAGAGGAAGTAGCCTGTGCAGTATCTCCTGCTTGGTCAGCATTAGCTCCACCTCTAGTAGAATTTGCGGCAAGGTTACTACCCTCATCTGTAGTGTTCCATACATTCACAGAAATACATTTATCTTCTGCTCCTGAAAGATTGCTAGTGTACGAGCTAGTATAGTCACCTGTTGCATTATCTGTTAGTGAAGCCTGATTAAAACTACCACGAGTTGCTTGGTCAGAACTATCGTAGTTAACCCAGTGTTTAGCCAACCCCTGCTGTAAGTTGGTAGTTGTAGAGTTACCCTCTCCTGTGACGGCAATAGACCCTGCTGTTGTTGTGCCTGTGAGTGTGTTTGTTTTGAGCGTTGCCATTGTTTATCCTATGACGGTTTAGTAGGAAAGGTTACAGATGATATATCTAATGACCCATCACTTGATAACTTTGGTGATGCACTAGATGGTAAGTCCCTTAACTGCTGTCTGTATGTTTTCCAATTACTAGCAAGAGTTAAATCTGAACTAGCCATCCAATCTGTTTGAATTAATCTTTTGTTTCTTTCTAGCCTTAAAAGTCTCATTGGTTCTGCATCCTCCAACGCTTTCTTCTTATCGCTTACTGCCTTCCAAGTAGTTCCAAAGTCCTTTGGGTCTGCACTTTCTATGGCTGAACCACTGCTATCTATTTTTGTAACTTTACGAAACATAGACTTAAACTCTGTTTCATTTGTAGGCTCACCCCTGAGTACCCACTCTTTAATTCCTAAACTTCTTAATGCTGTTGCTACTGTTGTCATTGGGCAATTTCCATTATAAATCCATGTGAGTTTCCACTTCCTGGTTGCATTTGAGTATTATTGCTGTCGCTAGTTCTCATTGATGCGTATTGATATGCGTAAGTACAGGCTGATGTTGAACTTGGTGTATCAACAACAAACATAGGAAATCTAGTAATTGAGTCATGGATTGTTGTATTTGCTGTTCCATCATAAAAATAATATTCATATGTAAGAGGTGCTGTGTATACATCCGTTGTTGTACCACCAACAGTTCTTCTTAATTTAAACGAAACACCATGGTCATGCTCACCATATATTCTACAATGAAGAAATCCAGTAACGTAAATCTTACTGTTAGAAAATTTTGGTGTAATTACTGCTGATACACCAGTATCAACATATCCAGTTGATTCTGTATCTACCAGTGTACTATATGTAAAATCAACTGTTTGTAATATATGACCTGCACTTGCAAATACACCACTACTATTAACAGTGGCTGCCGTAGTGCCATTTGTGTGTTTTATATTTTGTACTAGAAGATTGCTCATAATACTGCTACGTTCCCTCCTGAGTTAATCGTCAGTGTCACACCACTTGCTATGGTCAAAGGACCTGTGACGTTAGCATTTTCTGTAGCTTCTATTGTGACGTTTGTATCTAACGACTGTGCATTGGTTCTAAACATACCACCATGCTTAAACGTACCTTTGTTTGCTTCTGGTGGTACAATGCTGTTGTCAGCTATGCCAAGGTAATTTACAAAGATGTTACCTGTTCCTGATGAAGGTGCTGCTGTAAAGGTCAATGTTGTACCGTCAGGTATAGAGTATGCTGCACTATCTTGTACTACACCGTCTACAGATACTAAAACATCTTGAACATTAGAGACTGTCTGTGACAGCGTAAATGTCGTGTCAGAGCCATCTCCATTAAACCTCTGTACGGATGGTATAGCATGAAAGCCTGATTGAACTTGATTTCCTACTAAGGGCATTAGGTTATCTCCATGATGCTTAGTGTACCTGAAAGTTTGTCTGCGACTGAACAATCTATCGTAATCTGGTCTGTTGTTTCTAGAACTACCTTATTACCTGCCATAAGTTCCAATGAACTACCTACAGGTATGGGTGCATCTTTTATTATTATGCTTGTGCCGTTAGTTACGTTATTTGAACCACCTCTGCTTCCTGTATCACTTACTAACCTAACTGTCGCTGTAACCTGTGAAGTGTGTATGTTACTTAGCAGTAAACCTAGAACAACTGTGGTTGTGCTACTTGCTGCCGTATACATAACATACGGAGTTCCACTGCTCGCAGGCTCGGCTGCAAAAGTAACCACTTTGAACGTATTTGCCATATCTTTCTCCTATACTAGCCCAGAGCTATTGCAAGCGCAGTAGCCGAGTCATCTGTTACGGCAGTTAAAACACTTACATCCATCTTTTTTATTGTACCTGCATCACTTACCAATAGTTCGTCTGTACTTGCCAAACCAGATGTTAAAGCTGATTGACCACTAATTACGTTATCGTTTATATGCTCACTTTCAACAGCATTATCAGCAATTTTTGCTTCTGTAATTGCATCGGCTGCAATCATAGACGTTTCAACACTTGTTCCTGCAATAGTTACTGCTCCGTTAGATGCAATAGATACATCACCTGATACAGCTACAGGATTAAAATTTGTACCATCTGCAACCATAATGTGACCACTTGTATTTGTACCCATCACAATATCATCGCCTGTAACAGTTAAATCGCCTGTTACTACCACATCACCATTAAATGTTGCTTTACCTGCAAGAGCCATATCTATGTCTAAAGCTGTGATAGCTGAAGAACCGTCAGTACCTGCAATGGTAAAGTTCTTATCGGCTGTAGGAACAGTTAATACTGCGTCACCACTGTTGGCATTAGTTAGAGATACTAAACTTGCATTATCTGCATAAAAATGTATTTCATTAGCTGTCTCAAAGTCTATTTTTGTTTCATCGTCTTCACCAATCTTTATGTCTGTAGCTAACAAGGACGTAATACCTGTTTGAGCCGCATCTACGGCTAACGTAACTGTGGTTGAAGAAGCACTTGAAGATAAACCCGTACCACCTGCAATAGTTAATGACTCACTGTCTAAGTCAATATCAATCGTGCCACTATCAGAGGCTACATCTAAATCTTGTGCTGTTACCTGGGCATCAACGTATGCCTTAACAGACTGCTGACTTGGAATACCTGTGGCACTGTTAGAATCCATGCCGTCTTCATCAACAAAGCTCTTTCCATCTAGTATATTTAATTCAGCAGCACTTGAAGTAACTACCGTTCCCCCTAACTTCAACCCATTAGTTCCGTCATGGGAGGCTACATCAAAGTCATTAGTGCCATCGCTAACTGTAACATCCCCATCTATACTTACATTACCACTTGCATCTTTAACTATCATCTTAGTTGCAGGTATAGTTATAAACACATCTTTAGTACCAGAACCAAAGTTCACAGCACTATTACTATTAGAACTTGCTATAACGGTTGTTCTCGCTAATGTTGTTCCAGAAGACGTAAACGTACCCAAACCAACCTCAAACGCTCCGTTAGTATTGTCTACTATGGAATAATATGTTGTATCTGAGTTAGATAGGTTTGCAGTAAAAGTCTCAAAGTTAGCTACAGCACCACCAAGGCTTATTGTACCTGTGCCTGTGGTAATGGTGGTTTCTCGTACTCTATCTGCAATTACTAATGCCATTAGGCTATCCTTATTATTGCGTTACTTGCATCTGCTGTTGGAAAAACAACTGTAAAGTCTCCTGAAGAAGATGATTTGTCTGCACCAAAGTCTAACACACAAACAGAAGGATCACCTGAAGCACTGTCGTTAAATATCAATGCCCCTCTAGCTGTTATTGTTGATGATCCAAATGTCTCATCTGAAAAGTCTGTTAAAGCTGTTGTTCCTGATGTAGATGGGTCAACTCTTGTTAACGCTCCACCTTTTGCTGTATAGTTTGTTCCAGATACTTCGTTACTTGTTGTATACGCAGTGGTTGATGCATCTAAACTTGCACTTGATGTATACAGAGCAATATTAAATGTACTGCCCCCACTAAGTAAAAAATTGTGTTTTGCCTCTAGTAGTTCTTTCTTAAAAGACGTACACATTGCCTGAGATATAGCCATTACATTCTCCTTATGTATTCTGCAAGTTTCTCATATCCTGCATCTTTGATTGCATTGTAAACTGTTGTCCTGTCTGATTTTATAGCTTCTTTCATATAAAACGCTATAACTTTTTCTAAGTGCGCCTTAAACGCTCTAGCTTGGTCTCTGATTTCAGGAGCCGCATTGTCACCCACTTCTACTATTTTATCAGCACATCTCTTAGCTACTTCTTCTGGTGTAAAACCTCTGTTCTCTGTTGTGTGTACATTTACAATAGGAGTTTTTGGTAATTCCATTAACATTACATTATCCTTGGTTCACCGTTTCTATAGCTATCTCTCTTATTTCTTCCATCAGCCAGTTCTTGCAATCCTTTCATAGCTTCATCATAACGTGTTTTATAAAATGTTATTATGTCAGCTTCGCCTTTCATAAACGTATATGCCTCTACCAATGATCCATAAAGCAATACAGACTCTGCATTATCGCCTAGCCACGATGTTGCTCCTGTTACTATAGACACTGGATCATAGTAATAATGAAGTTGAACTGTGTAGCCAGAATTTGGCGTAGGAGCTACTATAAAATTGTCGCCATCAAACTGAGCATAATATACAGGCTGACCTGTTGTTGCTGTAGCAGGATACGCTTCTCTAATAAAATTAACGTCTTTAGGCAAAAGAAACGCATAGTTGTCACTGCCATCAATAACAGCAATAGAAAAAGTAGCTAAATGATCTGTTGGCTTTGCTAAAAACCTGTTGCTTGATGTTAATGCAGTAGTAACATTCTTCCTTAATTCTGGTATAAGTATTGATCTATATATTCTTTCTTCTGTTTGTTTAACAAAAGTAGGAATATTACTAACAAATGTTGTTTCTGTATTATCGGTGTATTCCTTTATAGAAGCCGTTAACTCTGTGTAGTTCATTTTTTATCCTTGCTAGGTGCGTATATATTATCAAAAATTTGGTTAACATCCAAGACATAATCTAAATCAGACTTAGAGTAATGTATATGTTGAGATGGTTTAAAATCTGGTGAGCCTTTTCCTGTTTCAAACCATGCAGGATGAGTAACTCTAACCCTGTTATTTGGCAAAGCCACTATGTTGCCCGTTAATTCTCCTGCATCTAGCAATTCTAACACATGGCTTTGTTTGTGTTGAGCAGGGTCATCTGCAATTTCACTGCCAACATAATCTACAGTAAACATATATTTAGCAGGAAAAAATTTATTATTAACTTTTGCTAACCAAGGACATGGTGTAGCCCTGTCCATAACATACACTGCGTGGTCAAGGGAGGAACAATCCCACGGTTGTGCATAGTGAACAGGCATGGGCGTTGCCCACTCCTCTACTGGAGTGTCTGCTACTAAAGCTGTAATTGGCATCCTAGCCCACATTGCTCCACCATGTACGTTTTCTTCGTCTGTATCGTCTGACTCACATCCACTAAATATTATCTGAAAACTTAAACACCTATTAGGCATTGTTGTTACAGCTATCGCCATTCCATGTAAAAACTCGCCATGATATTTTTCATGGTTACAAGTATATTCTCTCCTTACCCAACATTTAAAATGGGGTATATTGCTTTGCAGATAAGCCATATTAACTTGTTGTTACTGATACAATACCAACCTGACCAAACATTGTATCTATTTTAGCATCAAAATCATCAAATCTAGGCACTCCAACATGAATTTCTAATGGTTCTGTTGCATCGGGTCTTGCATCCCTTATAGACTGAGGATCGTCACTTTTAACTCTTCCAACAAAGTTTTGAGGGTGATCACCGTCAGCAACATCTCTTCCTACCCTTAGTCCATTTTTTTTACCATTAGTAAACTCATACACAAGTTCTGCTATTGGATATCTAAAACCTGTTCTATCACAAATTCCAAAAGAATATTTTCCTTTTGCATAAGTCATTAGGCACTCGTGTAAAATGTATTATACGGAACAAACTTAATAGAAGCTGTTTCAGTATCTTCTCCTGCGGCTAACTCAAATTGAAACTCATACTCTTGCTTTAAAGCTTGAACCCTGTTTGCTACTTCTGGTTTTTTCATCGCTATATAATAAGCCATACCTGCAACTAAACATGGTACAAATCTAGGAGGAACATAACTTGTTGTTGTTCCTGCTATTCCAGAAGATATGCTATCTATGCCTTTTAACCTAAAATAAGCTAATGTGTACGTTGTGTCTGGAACAGGATGCAATGTTACTGTTGTTGATCCTGAAAGTCTTTGTACAAATATCTGTGTAGGCTTTGCCTGTGTGTTTTTATTGGACTTTTGAGCATATGTTGAAACACTTATTCTAGAAAGATTTGTATCAAGCTGTGATGTACCTGATCCTGTTCTAATTGTATGCTCTATAATGTCTATTGTGTCTGTTGGCATAGTGTAAGTTGATGTACCTGCCGATAAAGACAAAGTGCCAGAGTCTATAGTAAAAAGATTTATTCCTCTGTTTTGCCATTCTAATGTAAGTATATTTAAACTTCTCCTGGCTGTTTTTAAATCATAACCAGATCGCATCTCTAAACCTGCTCTTTCAAATGCTTCTTCAAATAATTCTGGTAAATCTGGTGTTACAACTGCCATTTTATCTCCCTAAAAGTTCACTTGAACTTTTTTTACATTATATATTAATCTTCTTTTTTATCAATAACTAATGGTTTGCAGTAAGCTGAATAGTTTCTAGTCTTACCTGCTGTAGACAAATTAACTATATCTTCATACCATTTGCATTTTGAATAACTAGAATATCTTACCTCTCCCTCTGGTTCTGTGTTGTTCATTATAACTAAAATAAATATTAATGTTTTCATTTAAAGCTGTCATTTAAAGAGTCTACTACGCTGTCTATATTAGGTTCTTTTCCGTTTGGGTCATACTTGCATTGAAACTCTACTGGACACTGCCCCTCAACAACTAAAGTATAAGTATTGTTTGCTCCCTTATATAAACACACTTGCTGTCCATTCTTTGCTTGTTTTCTTTTATATCTTCTACAAGTTACATACTTTGGGTCTTCTCTTATTCCTCTTCTTTTTTCCTGTTCCCATGTCCAATCGCTAAATTTTTTAAGAAAACAGGTAAAACATTGTTTAATATTTTCTGATTTAGCTAAGTATATTACTTCTCCATCAGCGCATAGCCATTCAAACGTATATTGCCCTCCATCTTTTCTAACGCAATTACCACCAACCTCTGTCGAAGCCCATGAGGGAGTAAACAAATAAAACGAGAATAACAGTCCCAACAGCCAAAGTAACAGTAAGAGCAACCCACCCAATAACCTTTTCTCTAAATATTTTTCTGTCATAGATTTCTTTTTGCCTTCTTTTACGAATTTGACCTTCCATGCGTAGCAACTCATCCCAAGATGCTGTGCCGTGTTTAAACTTAATAAACTGTTGAAGTTCATAGCGTTGCTCTTCTAATCTTTTTTTAGCTGTAAAGGCTTCGATTGCCTCTTGTTCAATGCTACCACCACCGAATAGCTTACGAACCATTGTAGGGTTCTTTGCAGAATTGTGAGCAGCGTCAACATCACTAACAGCACCCATCCAACGAGATAGGTCTTGCGACATGGCTTCTAAATCTTTCCCTGCCGCAAAAGCCCTTTTAATTCCGTTAAAAGCCGTGCTTGCCGTTGTAACGGCAGCCGAAATAGTTATTGGATCAAACATTTTTTTCTAAGCGAAAAAAACCGTCATCATGTCTGCATTGTCTAACGTATAACTAACACTCAATCCACTAGCAAACATTACTCCATTTTGAGGAATAGTTCTGTCTACTGTTGTATTGGCTGTACCTATCGTTCTTGACTTCATCAATGTTGAGCCACTTTCTGGCGTTCCATTAATAAACGATATTGTACCTGCTGTACCACCTGAAGTTATTGAAAAACCTTTTAATCTTGTTCTTCCTCCAAATACAGCTTGAGCGCACAACGACCCTGAACCAACTGTAATGTTAGCGGCATATTTAGCCGAACACTCTACAGCACTAACTGTTAAAAATAGTTTAGCCCCTGCTACCGTTTCTGCTGAACCAGTGGATGTAATAACTTCTGTCATAGCGTCACCAAAAACATCAGTACCTGTTATAGTACAAGTCTTTGCGTTGTCGCTTGTTCCAGTTGTTGTTACGGTCACATTTCTAGCAGTACCATTTGCATGGGTAGTATTAGCCATAGTTGCTGACGTATCAGGTCTAGCCGCAGTTACTAAACGATTAGCACTTGCGGCATTTTCATCACTGATCGTAATAACATTTACGTCTGTAATAAGTGACATAAGATTACCCCCATAAATTAACCGTTAGCGTAGTCGAAAGCTGCCCCGTGTATCTTAATCATAATTTTACCTGCTGTGTACGCTGCTTCCGTAGCATCACCTGAAGTTAAATAAAGATACTTTTTAGTAAGAGCAGATAGTGTTGTTCCTCCATCTGCCTCATTATGAAGACCTAATGTTAAATCACCATTATTGAACAGAACTGTGCCACTTGTTACAGCCGCATTTTCTGCTGTTGTTCCTGTTGCAGAACACA